GCCTACGGCATGGCGCGATTTTAGCGCGCCGGGTTGGTGGGGTGTCGTCGTCATCATGTTTGAGGTGCCCCGTGGCGAAAAAAAAAGCGGCGAAGAAAGCAGCGGTCAAGAAGCGAAGGCCGCGGAAGGCGACGAATAATGAGGCAACGGCTGCAACGATTGCAGTCGCGCGGACGTGGGCGGAGTTGGCTCGCGAGCTGGGGATGGAGGGACGGGACCCGGTACGTGTGTTGCAGCGGATGGGGACGCGGCCTGATTTTCCGGGTCGGCCTGGTTCGCCGGGGCGGAGGGACGGGCATTTTCCGGTTGAAGAAATTCGCGTTTGGATGGCGGGCATCCGGTCGGCTGTTGAGGACGTCGACGATGCCGAACTTGCGGCGGTCAACAAGCGGGTGCGGTTGCTGGAGTTGGAGGAAAAGGAAGCGGCGGCTTCGTTGCGGTTGCAGAAGTTGGCGGATGTCGACGAGGTGGGGCAGTTCTGCGAGCAGAAAATAAACAATACTAAGGCAGTGCTGGAAGCGATGAAAGATAAAGTCATCGCAGAGTTGCCGGCTGGGATTGGTGTCAAGGTAAGGCAGTCGATCTACCGAACAATTCAGCAGATGCTAGATATAGCGTTCGATGAATTGGCCGGCATGGAGATGGGCGACGACGACGAAACTGAAGTGCCTGACGAATGATTGTGCCAGCGATGGAAAGATTGCGGCGACGCGTCTCGCGCGCGTGGCGGCCGCTGGTGCGCGTACCTCCTGATGAATGGTGCGAGGCCAACGTGCGCATGTCGTCGGAGCACGAGGCGGCGCGGGGGCTGTACGACCTGACGGATCGGCCATGGTGGCGTGAGGTCCTGCGGGCGGCGGCGGATCCGGAGACGCGAACGATTACGATTCCAGCGTCGACTCAGGTCGGCAAGACACTGACGCTCTGCGCGTTGATCCTCTTCTTGGCAAAGTACATGCCGGCGTCGGCGTTGGTTGTGTTGCCGGATCAACGGGCCACGATTGAATTTCGGGATCGGCTGTACTCGCTGGCGAAAGAAAGCGGCTTTGAGGTTCCGCCCGAGTGGCGTTGGAATCTGCGGTATTTGAACATTGGCGGGATGCGTGTCTATTTGGCTTGGTCCGGAAGCAAGCAGGGGCTGCGGGGTCGCCGGTGCAAGTACGTCTTTCTTTCCGAGTTGGACGTCTACAGCGCGAATCATAACGCGGGCGATCCTGTTGAGAGTGCAGCCCAGCGGGTGAAGGCGTTCCCCACGCACTTGATTTTTCGCGAATCCTCGCCAGTCCCCGAGCCGTCGCGAATCGACTCGTTGGAACGGCAGACGGATCGGCGGCGATGGTATGCCAAGTGCCACGTGTGCGGGCTGTATCAGGAGCTGCGGTTTTTTGTCCACACCGAAGGCAAGTACAAAGACCGCGGCGGCGTGGGCGGGTTGCGGGATAAGTCGGGCAACTTCGTCGATCCGGATGAAGCCAGAAAAACGGCGCACTATGTTTGCTTGTCCGGCTGTAAATTGACGGACGATCGAAAACGCGAATTCGTCACCAATGGCAAATGGGTCCCCGCCGGATGTACAATCAATCGGAAAACGGGCAGAGTCACGGGCACGCCGAAACGTGGCCGGCGCGACGTAGGCTTTCAATTGTGGGCCGCTCACAGCAATGCCAAATGGGGCGACATCGCGGCCGAGTATCTCAAGGCCCGCATCGGCGGGCTATTGCCAGAGTTTTTCCAGAACTGGCTCGGGCGATCGCACAAGACGAAGGGCTCGATGCCGACGTGGCAGGAGTTGGCGAAGCGGTTGTCCTGCGAGTCTTACACGCGAGGCGTGGTGCCAGCCGAGGCTTGGTTCTTGACCGCGTCCTGCGACGTCCAGGAAGACGAAATCTATTGCGTCGTGCGGGCGTGGGGGCACGCCAAGAAGTCATGGCTGATTGATTGGTTTGTTTTTGATCGGGACACCGGCGACGAAACAGACTTGGTCAAGTCGGATCTTGCGCAGCTCGACGATGCGGTGCTCAACAAGTGGTGGTCCGTCAACGGGAAGAACCCACGTGGACGCACGACGCTGGGCGTGGCGCTGTTGGGGATCGACGCCAAGTATCGGATCTTGGACGTGCATAACTGGATCCAGTCGCACGGCGCGCCGGCCAGGATCCGCGCCGTGCAAGGCGACGGCTCCATGACCGACGAACGCTACAAGGAAAGCTTGGTCACCGAATCACGCCGCAAGAACAAGGACGGCAAGAAGACTCAGTACCAAGGCGGGCTGCAGCTCTGGAGCATCAACTCGCTGGCCTATCGTCGCGACCTGGCCAACCGATTTCAAGCACCTGCAGACCATGACGGCGCGTGGTTGCTGCCGGCCGGCATCGAGGACGAAGGCCGGTTCTATCTGGAACAACTGGTCAACGAGCCGCCGACGATCGTTAAGAAAAAGGACGGCCGCAAGAAGCTGGAATTTCGCGAGCGTGACACGACGATCGGGCATGACTTCTGGGACTGCGAAGTCAATCAGGTGTGCCTCGCGGATATGTTCGTCGATCAGCTTTCCGGCTCGCCCGGCTGGGATGCCAGCAAGTGGACGAAGTCCGACAAGCACCGTGCGAAGCCTCGCAACAAGGCCGTCGCTGCGAAGCAATCCCGCGCCGCTCGGTAGTTCTTTCTCGCCGGTTTGTAATTTTTTCCAGGTTATTCCGGTCGGTTGTCGTCGTCGTGATTGCGCGACCGGCGGCAAACCTTTGTAAAGATTACAAGCCGCAAAGCCGATAGCCACGGATGACACCCTACCGGACGTATCCCGCGCAGGAATTCAAATCGTGGCAAAATCCAGACGACCCAGCTCGCCAGGCATCGACTTCGACGGCAGCGATCCACCGGCCGAAACGGCCAACCAAGAGCCGGTGGCTAGCGCCCTACCGCTCACGGAAGAGCAACCCGCGGCCGACGTTTGTCTCTGCCAGCGTTGCAACGTGGTGTGCGAACCCGTTCCGCGTTCGCGCGGCATGGTTCGCTGCCCCGAGTGCGGCTGGCGGCACAAGCCGTTTACGGAGTTGAAGAAACAACAGGCCCGACGTCGGGCGGCCATCGCCCAGCAATCCCGCGCCGCGAGGTAACCCACATCGTGGCTCAAACCGTCGCACAGATTGAAGCCCGGCTCGCCAAGATCCGCACCGCCATCGACGCGATCCTCGACGGGCAAGTCGAAGAGTTCGAGCATGAAGGCGGAGATCGGGCCAAGATGCTGAAGCTGGCCGACCTGCGACGGCTCGAAGAGTCCTACGAAAAGCAACTACTGGCCGCCCAGCGGCGAAGCGGCCGGTTCCGAAAGATATACAAGCTCGGGTTGTTAATCGTTATCGCCTTAGCTTGTCACACCAGCGAGGCCGCAATGCAAACCACGATCGTCACCGGCTGCGGCGTCACGACCCACGAAGTCAGCCCCGCACCGCAATCCACGGGGATCAGCACCACCCCCCGGCGATCGCCAGCCAAAGCCTATCACGCCCCGTACGTCGGCGCGACCTTGAACCGCCTGAACGCCGACTTCCAACCGGCCCACCGTTCCGCCGATTCCGGCCTGCGAGAATCTTGGGACTTGGTTACCCGGCGCATGCGATGGATGGCCGAAAACGCACCGCTGATGCGTCGCCTGGTCAACCTGTTGGCCCAACACGTCGTCGGCGAGGGCATCAGTTGCTATTCCGCAGCGATCGACCACGTGCCGATCACCGAGGCCAGCGACATCTTACGGCACCCGCTGTTCGCCTTCGGCGACGAGTCCGACGACTGGCACAAGCGATGGGCGGAGAACTGGGCGGACGTCGAGCGTGGCAAGACGCTGTACGAGATGCAACACACCAGCGCCTTGGACCTATTCAGTTCAGGCAATTCGCTCTGGCTCGAATGCCGCAAGCGAAACCCTGACGGCATTGCCCCCGTCTGTTATCAGTTGCTGGAGCCCGAGCAGCTCGACCGCTCCAAAGATCGCCCCGCGTCCAAAGCCATCAACCGGATTTCGAACGGCATCGAGTACAACGCCGACAACGAAGCTGTAGCCTATTGGCTCTACGATGCCCATCCCTACGACGACGGAATGGCCGGCTTTGCGATTTCGACCAGGTCGAGCCGCGTCCCAGCCTCGCGAGTGATCCATACCTACCTCTCCACACGCGGCTCGCAGCATTTCGGCGTGTCGATCGGCCAAGCCGCTCTGCAATCCGCCCGCGATGCTGATTGGCTGGTCGGCCATGAACTGACATCCGCCGCCTTGGCCGCCGGCCTGACTCTGCTGATCAAAGAGGACGATGCCGCCGGCGATCTCGACTTCGACGCGACCGCAGACACCAGCCTGTACCCGTGGGCGCAGTCCGAAGAATACGGCACGCCAACGCTGGAAGACGTCGGGCTCGCCTCGGGCATGGTCGCGCGCTGCTCGACCAAGGAAAACGTCGAGGTAATCGAATCCGGCCGACCCAACCGCGACGTTGCCCCGTTCGTCAAGTTCATTCAGAACCTGATCGCCATGTCGGGCGGCGTCAGCTTTCACCGATTCACGGGAGACCCGACCGGCGCCTCCTTTGCCACACTGCGAGCCATGATCAACGACGACCGCGCTATGGCTCTCAGGATCATTCACGGATTAGGCCGCAAGATCGCAGTTCGCCCCCGCGTAGCGTTTGACCGTCTACAAGTCGCGCTGGGCAAATACCGCTCCGTCGGTATGTCGGAGTACCTGCGATCTCCGCACGTGTACGAGGATTTTGATGTCCTCGGTCCGCCCCTGCGAAATTTGAACCCCAAGGAAGACGTCGATTCCGCGCGGGCTCGGATCGCGTGCGGATTATCCACGCTGCGCATTGAATGCGGTCTGCTCAATCTGTCCTACCGCAAGGTACTCCGACAACTGGCCGTAGAGCGCGACATCGCCGCCGCGTTACGGCTGACCCTCGATTTCAGCAGCGGGGGCGGGCAGGCGCCGGGACGCACAACGACAGACGCCGGCGGTTCGGCCGGCAACGACGGAGGTAACGCCGATGGCCAAGCGTAAATGGAAACTGCCCTGGTTCGGCGCCAGTGACGCCAACGGCTTGGCCGATCTGCCGCCCGTCGAATCACTCTGCCGCGAAGCTTGGGCCATCGAGCCCGGCCACTTCGACCGGCTGTTGGCCGCGTACAACTCGCCGCAAGCCGCGCCGCCGCTGATCGAATCCGAAGGCACGGACTACCCCGAGCCAGTGATCGTCAACGGCACCGCCATCTTGCCGTTGCACGGCGTCATGTCGCCGTCGTCGCCCTGGTATCGGATCGGCACATCGACCGAGCGGTTTGCCGTCGCGTTCCAGGCTGCACTCGACAACCCTGAAGTGCAACGCATCGTGATCCGAGTCAACAGTCCGGGCGGTTCGGCGCAGGGAAGCGCTGAGCTGTCCGATCTGATCTACCGCGCCCGCGGCCGCAAGCCGATCACCGCTTGGGCCGTCAACGGCATGATGGCTAGCGCCGCCTATTTCGTCGGCTCTGCAGCGGACCAGGTGATCGCCACGCCGTCCAGCATGATCGGCTCCATCGGCGTCTTACTGGCCCACGTCGACGTGACCAAAGCTGCCGACGAAATCGGCTACAAGTTCACCGTGCTCGCCAAGCCCGAGTTGAAAAAACTTGGCACGCCCCACGAAGTTCTGACCGACGAAAAGCGGGCTGCCTTGGAAGCCGAGATCATCGACCCGTTCTACAACCAATTTGTTGCCCACGTCGCTCGCAACCGCGGCGTAACCGAAGCGGCCGTCCGCTCCGGATTTGGCGGCGGCGGTCTGCTGATCGCCGCCGAAGCACAATCCGCCAACATGATCGACCGCGTTGCCGACTGGAATGATTTTCTTACCAGTCTCGCCGGCAACTCTACGTC